TTGAGGGTGCTAATTTCCTTACAGCGGCTGTCTCAACGCCTGCTGATGCTATGGGTCATTCTCTTCTTCTACTTTGGGGTCCTGAAGCTCAAGGCAGTTTCGTCCGTTGGATCCAACTTGGGGGACTCTGGAATTTTGTGGCACTCCACGGAGCCTTTGCTCTCATTGGTTTCATGCTTCGACAGTTTGAACTTGCTCGCCTGATTGGTATCAGACCCTACAATGCGATTGCTTTTTCTGGTCCTATTGCTGTATTCGTGTCTGTATTCCTCATCTATCCTTTGGGACAGTCATCTTGGTTCTTTGCGCCGAGTTTCGGTGTCGCGGCGATTTTCAGGTTCCTTCTCTTCCTCCAGGGCTTTCATAATTGGACGCTCAACCCCTTCCATATGATGGGAGTTGCAGGTATCTTGGGGGGAGCATTGCTGTCAGCAATCCATGGTGTCACCGTAGAGAATACATTGTATGAAGATGGAGACCAAGCAAACACATTCAAGGCATTTGATTCCACTCAAGAAGAGGAAACTTACTCTATGGTTACGGCGAACCGCTTCTGGTCGCAGATCTTCGGGATTGCGTTTAGCAATAAGCGTTGGTTGCACTTCTTTATGTTGTTTGTTCCTGTCATGGGTCTTTGGACATCTTCTATTGGCATCATTGGGCTTGCTCTTAATCTTCGTGCTTATGATTTTGTGAGTCAAGAGATCAGAGCAGCAGAAGATCCAGAATTCGAGACGTTCTATACAAAGAACATCCTATTGAATGAAGGACTACGTGCATGGTTGGCACCAGTTGATCAACCACATGAGCAGTTCATTTTTCCAGAGGAAGTATTACCTCGTGGTAATGCTCTTTAATAATGATTCTTGTTATTAAAACTTTCGCCCCAACCGTTAATAAGACATGATTAAATCACTCTTCAGTTTTATATTTGCTGCAGTGATGTGGGTGCAAGTCCCACAGTGGCAGGATGATTGGAGTAAGTGCGCTGTAGATGTACCTGATGTTCAATGTCATTGGTACATCACAGCACCCGATAGCACTATGGGTGAAGGATTTAGTTGGGCGAATGCCCCATGGTTCAGTGCAGAAGGTCTCCTAGATATTGGAGAACTTCACAACACAGTTCAATCTCTTCAAGGAGCATGATGAATAGTTTCGAGTTCGCACTTTACTTTGTATGCTTCGCTCTCATTGCAGGTGGTGCCTTCGCTATGATGTGGAGTAACATTCGATCTATTAACATAGAGATGAGTGCTCCTCCCAAACCAAAGCATCCAGAGGCACCTGAAGCAGGTGAAGAACTGATGTATGTAGATTTCTCTAGAGAAAAACTAGAAGAGCTTTACAAGAAAAACAAATAGTGGTATACTAGGGGTCTTCGGACCCCTTTTTTAATGTCTTACGAATTGATCCCGCCTAATGATCCCAGGTATTTTACCGAGACTTGTCCCAAACCATATGTAAGACACAACTATAGGATAGTCTTTTCCAATGGTCAGTCTGAATGGTATGAACACTGGGATGTGGTACAAGCTAGGTGGTTCCAAACACCAAACCAATTCTTATCTCACATTGAGGTTGTTGATCCGAAGAAGAAAGAAAAATCAGGAGGATTTGCGTGAGTGAGCACAACATGATGGACTTGTTTCCACTTGTAATACATTCTGTTTATGATGAAGACTTTGTAAGTGACGAGTACATCGAATACTTTCATCAATACAGAGACACGTTTCCGACAGAAGTTGTGAGTAATATGGGTGGTTATCAATCAGTATCTGATATCCATCAAGACGTTGACTTTATTCCTCTTGCTACTAGAATATGGGAGATGATAGAACCATGTTGTCATGAGATTACTGAACAGTTTTCTGCTAACGGATATCGTGGAACTCAATTACAACTAGATAATATGTGGTTCAACATTAATGGACCAGGGAATTGGAACGTAGCTCATACACATCCACACTCATTTTATTCTGGTGTGCTGTGGATTTGTGCTCCTGAAGATTCTGGTGATCTAGTATTCAGATCTCCCCATGAACATCAACTCTATGGATATAGAGACAGTATGCATACTATCCCACCTGAAACTGGTAGGGTAATTATGTTTCCTTCCCATCTTCTACACCAGGTTACTCCAAATAAAAGTGTAGAAGATCGCTATTCAATTTCTTTTAATCTCAATCTTAAAGTCGCATGAAAATTACTATCTACACCATTCCTGGATGTACCTACTGTACAAAAGTAAAAGAGCTTATGGTACGTGCTGACTTGGAGTACGAGCATTTCCTAGTGGGCACAGACCTGACTAGAGAAGAACTTGTTCGGTCTTACCCCTTGGCAAAAGGGTTCCCGTATGTTATTATAGACGGAGAACCAGTCGGAGGTCTGACCCAGACAGCAAAGTATCTAATGGATAAAGGATTGGTGCAATCCCGTAAGAAAAATGGATGATCTTGAGATAAATAAAGGTGTGGAATTAATGCTTCGCAGGAGGGCGAAACAACCTCCTCCACAAGAGAGGGGGTTCAAGATCAATCACAGTTTATCTCTCCTCAAAAAAGTATTTCAATGCAAAATTGAATTTACATGGAGGGAGGAGAGCACTACCTAACAGGAAAGATGCTATGACTACTGCAGTAATTCTTACATTCTCAACGATTTTAATGGTTTTATTTGGAATTGTTGGTGGATTAGTTGGATGGACAGCAAATGATTTCCTTTATGCATACATGAATACACGAGCAAACCTTCCCCAGCATCCAGAAATGTATGATGATGAAGGTATGGTTGTCAACGAAGAACTCTTATCAGTACGTTTTGTAGACGAGGAGGACCCTGAAGAGGATGGTTATTATTGATATGAATCAGGTTATGATTAGTAACCTGATGGCACAGATCAAACAAAGTGAACTGAACGAAAAACTGGTAAGACATATGGTGCTTACCAGTCTTCGTTCTTATGAGAAACAATACACCAAAGAATATGGTGAAGTTGTTCTAGCCTACGATAGCAGACACTACTGGAGGAAAGATCTGTTTCCTTTTTACAAAGCAAGTAGAAAGAAAGCAAGAGCAGAATCATCTCATAACTGGTCAGCAATCTTTGAAGTGCTGAACAAAATCAGAGATGAGATCAAAGAATTTTTTCCTTACAAAGTAGTAGAAGTCCACGGTGCTGAAGCAGATGATGTAATCTCTACACTCTGCAAGAACAAGGGACCAAAGGACAGGATTCTTATTCTATCTGGGGATAAGGATTTCATTCAATTGCAGAAATACCCAGGCATTAAACAGTACAATCCAATTACAAAAAGACCTGTTGCTAATGATGATCCCTGGCATTATGCCAAGGAACATGTCATGCGGGGTGACAAGTCAGATGGTATTCCTAATTTTCTATCTGATGATGATACTTTTGTGACTGGCGTTAGACAGAAACCAATCAGTCAAAAGAAAGTTGCTAAATGGATTGAGCAAAAACCAGAAGAGTTTTGTGCTACAACTCAACAACTGGCTAACTATCATCGCAATCGTAATTTGATTGACTTTGATTGTGTACCAGAAGAGATCGAGGAAAAAATCCTTGATGAATATAACTCGATAAATATCAGTGGAAAGAAAGTTCCTTTAGAATACTTTAAGGAACATCAACTGAACGATCTGTTGCAAGAATTCTTTTTTCGTAGTTCATCACCTTTTGATAAATGAAATTGTTAATTAATGAAGTGCTCCAGAAAGTGAGCAATGCAAAGACCAAACCGCAGAAGATTAAACTACTTCAGCAGTACAACACACCTGCTCTTCGTTCTATTCTAATTGCGAACTTCGACGAGAGCATCATCAGTCTGTTGCCCCCAGGAGAAGTCCCCTACATACCCAACGATGCCCCTGAAGGGACGGAACACACTGTCCTGGAGAAAGAGTACCGCAAACTCTATCTCTTCTTCAAGGGCGGCAGCAGCACCCTTAAGCAGTCCCGTCGTGAGGAACTGTTCATCCAGATGCTAGAGGGTCTCACAGAGGGTGAGGCAGAGGTGCTTGCTCTTGCCAAGGATAAGAAACTAGGCAAGCGTTGGAAGGTCACCAAAGCATGTGTCGAAGCAGCATTCCCATCTATCAATTGGGGTAATCGATCTTAATGGCTGATAAAGTTATAGTATATAAGAAAGGTTGTGATCCTTCTGAAGCAGAGGATAAATCTCTCCCATATATTGCGTACCTAGTTGAATACTCACAAGATGGCATGACAAAATTTGACATCTGTATTGCTAGTAAGAGAGTAGATCTTTTTGATCACTATTATGACATGTATAAACAAGATTTTATCAGGTTCACACAGACTGAAGGTAGGATCAACCCAAGACTCTGGACTGATCCCAACAAAGTGACTGATAAAAAATAGTAAACTGAAATTGAGCTTTTGATTACCAGGATTCCTAAAAAAATTCCCCGTAAAAAATTGCCTCAATAGGTGTCACACAATACAAGTTGACACGCCTAAATACATATGGTATAATAATACCATCGTTCATCCGAGAGATCGGACGCAAGTAAGTCGCGGAACGGAGCCGTTCATCCCATGCTAGAAATATTATTCTATAGCACACTAACTTGTTCTCAAACTGATGCTATCATGCTGAAGATTCAGAACAATGACAATCTTCACCACCAAGTTAAGATTGAGTTGGTTGATACCCTGAAGGATTCAGCACCTGAATGTCAATGGTATTGGGACGCAAACGACTAAAGGAACGGATTAAAATCCAACTACTTTAGGAGTACCTACAATGAACACCCTAACTATCATCAAGAAGCAGATCCAGAAAGCAGCTGC